ATTATGAGTCAACTCCCATAAGAATTCCAAAACCTCCTGTGTGGGTTCAAGGGGACCCTGAGAAATCCCCAGTACTAGCCCGTCGCTTAGCCGGTGAGAGAAATGCGTCTATTGTTCAGGGTGCGAATCTGAAAAAGGAAAAGTATGATTTTGTTCTGTACGGAGACAGTATCACCATGATTGCCGCGGATAAGCACATGGACGTATGGAACAAGTACTTTGGGCAAAAAGGCATGAAATCCGCCCCTCTTGGGATCGGAGGAGATACCGTTCAAAAATTGTCGTGGAGAATAGCTCTCGGAAAGGAAAGATTCGCCATACCCCCCAAGGTCGTTGGCCTGCTCATAGGGATTAACAACCAAGGGGTGGACAATACCGACCCAGCCGCAAAGCTCTATCAATTCTTACTCCCATACCTAAAAGCGGTGTACCCGACTACTAAGTTCCTCCTGATAGGTCTGTTGCCGAACAACCTGGGCGCAGTCAGGAACAAAAACCGCGTCCAAGCCAACGCAAATTACAAACTGCTAGCAAAGAAATTTGGAATGCAGTACGTAGACATTTCCAAGGGCCTTGTTCCGTCCGATAAAACCCAGTTCTTTGACGGCACCCACCCCACAGGGGCAGGATACGAAATTTTATACAGCAACCTCCAGCCTTATGTGATGGCTGCCCTGAAGAATTCCAAGTGATCCGTACCATAGTATATTTTGTCAGAATGAATTACACATGCTGACAAAATAACTTAATAATAATATGTGTATTATTAATAAATGGGGGCATTAACGCAACTCGTGGCGTATGGAGCACCCGATGTGTTCCTCACAGGAGACCCACAAAGATCCCTTTGGAAAAGAAATTCCGTGAGAAGAACAAACTTTGCAATAGAGTCAATAGAAACCACATTCGACCTTCGGTATGGCGCTCCCTCGATCGTGACGATAAAGAGAGCCGGAGACCTCGTGAAGAACTGTGTGCTCGAAATTTCGATGAAACGCTCGTCAACGGAATCTTTCTATCCCGCCGAACAGTTCATAAAAAGCGTGACGGTCATGATTGGAGGCCAGGAGATAGAAATCATCCCAGATTTCCCCAATTGGTCACGCGTGCATGATGAACTTTTCAATACCACGGAAATCAGAGCGGCGAACTACAGGATGCAGAATTTCAGAGACGACGACCCCCCTGGCGCCATTCGTACATTCTATGTAGACCTCCCATTGTTCTTCACCAAATATCTGTCGACCGCGCTCCCGATGATTGCATTGCAGTATCACGAGATCCAGCTGAAGTTTTTTTTCAACGAGCCTTATAACATCCCCGGTATTGATTCCGTGTATATACCACAAGTCAGATTCTACGCGGATTACGTTTTCCTAGACAAATTAGAGCGCGAGTATTTCGTATCCAAACCACACGAGTATATCGTAGAACAACTCCAAACATTCACCGTTCCGTCTAAAATATCGGATTCTATAACGACCGGGATATATGACCTTCCTTTCAATCTGCCAACTAGATACATCATATGGTTTTACAAATCTAATTTACATGGCCAATACACGACCAGCAACTTCCAATTCGAAACAAACGAGGCTTTTGCCCCGATGTATAGCGCGGTCCTGAGATGCAATGGCGTCGACCGGTTCACGGAACGCCCCGGGGGGTATTTCAATCTCATACAACCTACACAGGCCGTCGGACAAGCCCCTTCCGCAGGAATCTACATGTATTCATTTGGAGTACAAGCCGATGAACAGGACTCCGCAGGGACTCTGAACTTCAGCCGGTTGGACATGGTGACGTTGAGCATAACGAACAAAGCGGCCACTGCGGCAAGTATAACAGATATCTTAGACACATCTACAACTCTCGAGACTGGGATTACCAAATTTAGCGATATCACGGTGTTCGCCCGCAATTTCAACGTTCTTCGCGTGCTCTCAGGATGCGGAGGTTTGCTTTTTGCTAACTAGTTTACATAAAACCATACATTTCCATTCTTATCTGGTATTTTGTTGTCTGTGGGTGATTTAGCACTACGTTCTATGTAATATCTTGATACGCCAGATGATGAACGAGAGGCGTCGACTCCAGATGGATATACATACTTTATTCCGTCTATAATTGTGAATACTGCTTTTGAAGCACCGCCTCGTATTTGTAAAGTATCTCTTGGTTTCTGAGAATTTCGCATATCGCAATCCTCATATTCCCAACGAAGATTTCCTGTAAACCACAGTCTGTGATGAGCGTTATGACAAATGCTAGAACTTGCTAAACCTGTCAAACGTGCCGCATCCGAAATCGAGTCGTATCTTGCCACGAAGTTGTCGTTCTTATCATACGAAACAACTGGAAATTTGGCAGGCAAAATGTTGAGATTCCAAGGCGTATCGTCTGTTTGAAGTTTCACCACGAAACGTTTTTCACCAATAGAATTATATACTTGTTTGATAGTAGATTTTGGTCTCAAAATATTCCAAATAGAATCTTTGCTTATGTCAAGATTTTTAGAAGCAAGTTGTATGCTATCAAATTTGAATTCTTCTTTGGTATCTATATCCTTTACTACGATTCCTCGTAATTTAGGAGAGATATTTAAATCCCATTGTTGTATGTTGGATTTATATTGTGCTACGAAACGAGACGAGTAATCGAGATTATATATCCGTTTTATTCTTCCACACAAATTGTGAGTCAATCTTGCCTCATGAACACCCAACCATAGTGCTGCAGCACCAATCCAATCAAATTCAATTTCTTCCTCCGTGTCAATATTTTTCAACACAATCGCCTTCGCATGATAATTGTCCGGACCACAACCGACGTATTCGCCGCCAGGGGTCGAGTTCAAACCATTGTGAAACGAATCAAATGTTTCTATCCAATCTATTTCTCTATCGTATGATTCCTCCTTTGTGAGTTTATCTTCTAATGTAATTATAATCAAATTATCCCAACCATGTTTTCGTAGACAATTATATAATTTCTTACTCTTTTTGAAATTATAGTTTGTTGCTTCTCTATGTTTCTTCATTCTTTTATCTATATTTTTAGTTCTACCTATATATATTTTGAAATTGGGCGTAATAATTCCATACACGACACATACTCTGTCAGCGGACATTTATATAGTTTACATACGACATCACAAAATATATATCTTGATTTGTCAATATGACATATCTTGTATCGACAAACTTGTTGTTCGCAAATTGATTTAATCTTCTTTACATGTTTGAATGCACAACTTATATGAAGAAGTCAAATATCCACGAGATACGCAGAATTCCTTCTTCACAGTGGTCTTCCTCAGAGCAGTCGGAGTTCCAAGATGTGAAATATCACTCAGGAGATTTACGACCATGGTGAACATCTTAGAGATATAAGCAGTGTCTCTAGAACCAAAAATCACAATATTACCGGTCCCGAATATAAATGCAGTGGAGACTTTCTTAGAACCACCAAACAATAACAACTTGACAGCGGGGTGACGTTCTGGGTCAAAGAATGCCTCGAGGCCGGCTCGCTGGGCATGCAAATATACAGCCTTGGGAGGGAATGACAACGGAAAATTATTACTCTGCACAATGGTTCCAGAGTTGATCATGTGAATGGTGAAATCATCAAAAATCATATGAATGTCAACGTGTTCTTCTACAAATTGAGCTATCAAAATCATCATTTGCAGAAAATCAACAAGCGACGAAAATCCGGTGACATGCACTGTCTGGTTATAAAATAGCTTAGCGGACTTTTTATCCAGCATGAAGGAAACCTGGTGCTTAAACTTCCGGACGTCTGGAGGATCTTTGGTTGTGACTGCCCGACGCCTCGGCGGGGGTTTTACACCGAGATACAACCCTTCGTCAGGGGGGCAGGTAGACAATGCCTCTCGAATCCTCTCTATAGGCATCTCAATATCCAACTCGTGCTTGAATTTGCCTGTGATGGTCATCGTGGAGATCGTGAGCGGGGCAAACTGCACGTTTTTCCCAAACGAAGTTTTCGCCGTATGAGACAGACACTCTAGAAATTTATTATTCGTATCAAGCACTTTCTCAAGTACAGCCAAAGATACATACCGATCGAACAAGTCAGGCTCAATACCACAGTGTAACGCAAGTGTTGAAATGCGAGAGGACGACATTTCTAATTTAATACAATAAGGAAAGGGAAAGCATATATGTATCACAGAACGTTGATATATACAATTCCCATATCGACGCTCATAATAATTTAAGCACCCAGGCCGATACTAACCCACTCACTGACAACAATGGTCGCACTACTGATCAAGAAGCTCGTCGCCCACGCAGTCGCCCCCATGCGCGCAACTGAGCACTCAGCGGGATATGACCTAACCAGTGCCGTTGACGCCGTAATTCCACCCAACGGACGCCTCGCGGTATCAACCGGCATCTCCATCGGACTTCCGGAGGGAACATATGGGCGTGTCGCCCCCAGGAGTGGTCTGGCTTTCAAATATGGTATTGACGTACTGGCCGGCGTGATAGATGCGGATTATCGTTCGGAGGTGAAGGTTATTTTGTATAACTCAGGAGATCAACACTTTTTCATCAAGACCGGGGACCGCATCGCACAACTCATAATTGAAAAAATTGAGACTCCCGATGTAGCGGTCGTTCTCGAGATGGACGATACCGTGCGTGGAGCTGGTGGGTTTGGAAGCACTGGTGTTTAAATGTAAAATATACAATCAAAAAATGTAATAAATAAATAATATGCTATCTAAAATCAAAATACCGAGTATACACACATGCCACACAAAAGATGTAAAAACAATTAAACACACTATCAAACCGCGAGTTGTTGCTCCACAGCCAATAGAAAAGAAAGTAAACTTCGATCTTGAATTAACGGAGTTCGAGATACGAGTGGCAATGTCAGCGAGTGTGCTAATGTTTTCCATGGGAATGCTTGCCACGCGACGAGGAGACCCAGGTATGTATCTCCCGCTCATCACATCGGTCATCGGATACTGGACTCCGTCGCCAACAAAAAAGAAAGATTAAGAAACAAAGGTGTCATTTGACCCCGGCATCAAAAATGAACATATAATACCAAACTTTGTATTTACCATTAAATTCAACCAAAGCTCCCAACATGACTTCTTTCGACCTCAAGTTCACTGGAAAGCTTTATGACTATCAAAAGAAAGCGTTATTGTGGATGCTGGAACGTGAGTCATCATCAGATGCCCCTGGAGGCTTCTTGTGTCTAGATTGCGGTCTCGGAAAAACCGTGTTGACAATCGCGACAATTTGCCTTCATGATATGAAGCACACACTCATCGTGGTTCCCAAGAACATTCTTCCTCAGTGGGTTGCAGAGTTTGAGAAGTTCTCGAATATTACGCCATTTGTGTTCTCTGCAAACGATTCAAGCACAGGAAAGATTACTCGCGAGGTCCTTTCTGAACACCGCGTAGTGATCACACCCATCTCGACATTTTCGAGCATGAAGAAAGATGATGAGTCGGAGCTGCTGTCATTTGAATTTGACCGGATCGTCGTGGATGAATGCCACATGATCAGAAACAACAAAACGAAGAGCTACAAACTCATCAAACAAATTCAGAGCAGTACAAAATGGGGGCTGAGTGGAACGCCGATCAATAAGAGCCAGAATGATTTCAAGACACTACTGGAATTTATGTCCATCTTTCAGGTGACACTCTCACAGGCGGCAAGGACATATCTTTACAGAGTCGTCAAGGAAGACGTCAGTAGTATCAAGATCCCGGAGCTGACGATCGAAGATCTTCGATCAGATTTTGAAACAGAGGACGAGAAGGAGATTTACAACGAACTTGTGGAAAACGGCAAGCTCCTGCTCAAAGCATACACAATGTACTCAAATGGCGAGGGTCGCATGAGGATATTGGAGCAGCTGCTCAGGCTCAGACAGGCGGTCACAAATGCGACGATGCTACCCGAAGGAGTTGTGGATACAGTGTTCGACGGTCAGTCTACCAAGTTGAGCATGCTTCGCAGAGATATTACAACGGCTCCGATGGAAAAGACTATCATCTTTGTGCACTGGATCAAGGAAATCGAATCGGTCCGGGAGATGCTCAAGGAGATCGGGCACGAATCTGTGGTTATATCTGGCAAAGTCAAGATGGAGGACAGGGCGGAGGCGATCGAGAGGTTTTCAAATGATGCCAACGTGAATTTCTTTATTATTCAGATAGAAGCGGGTGGAGTCGGACTGAACCTGCAGGCGGCAAGCCGAGTATACATCAATTCACTGGCGTGGAATGCTGTTTCAGAATTGCAAGGAATTGCGAGGTCGCATCGTATTGGACAGAAGAAGGAAGTGACCGTCAAGCGGCTCGTTATCAACAACTCGATCGATGACCACATCATCGCAACGCAGCAAAAGAAGTTGTCAATTGCAGCTGAAATTCTTGGGGACGCAAGGATCGAGAAATCACTCTCATCAAAATCCTCAACATTTAATTCTCTTCTTTCCGTCTTCAAGTAAATACATGGTTCCAGAAAGACTGCGTACGACCGCACATGGTCAATGAGTTTGTGATCATATGAGTGTTTCGTTGAAAAGTTCGCAATCATCTGTTATTATCCCAGACACACCGTATTGTATCAGTTTACGAGCTTCGTCAGGAGAATTCACAGTGAAACTATATATTTCTATACCACGTTCGTTGGCATAATTCACAACATCGCGTGTGATACTGAGGTGATTCAGTACCGCCACCGCACAGCCTATTTTTACACATTCTCGTATCGCTCGTTCTGGTCTAACAATCGATATCAGACCGGTATTTATGCGGTCGTCAAGCTTGCGAACTGTCTTGATTTCGTCCCACTTGAACGATGTCACCAGAGTATTTCCGTACGGAAGGGCAGACTTTTTGATAGAATCCACTACGACACTCGCGGTGTCCGACGATTTGATTTCTATATTGTACGAATACTCATCGCCAAAAGTCTGTAATACTTGATCAAGAGACGGCACTCGTTCGGTACCACCTTTGATATGAAGATTTTGTATGTGTTCCCAAGTGTGTTTCTTTACATCTCCGGTCCCAGTCGTCGTTCTGTCTAATGTACGGTCATGAATAACCACGGGGACATTATCTAAGGTCTTCCGAACATCAAACTCTATAACCTTGGAACGTGCTTTCCTGAATGAGGTCATTGTGTTTTCCGGATACATCGCAGAATAGCCGCGGTGAGCGATCAGCATGTCTTACCTTACCTATCGTATATATAATATTTGCCGGTAGTTCAAACTGTCCGTTTATCTCCCAATGTTATGATTGGATACAAAGGGAGATAAACGGACATAAATCAGGCAACAGCTGCAAGCCCCTACTGGCATTTCAGTAGTTCTAAGTAGTCGTAAAACATTGAAATTTAAAATACCAGCTACTCGTAATGGATTTTCTTGAGTCATCTCTCCTGGTACAGAAACAGCTGGACATGAAACACAGGGCTAAAAATGGAATATTTTTTACACCAAAACCACTCAGAGACATTATCTTACGGTATATCGACATATCCCCAAAAAGCGTGCTAGAACCGACGTGTGGTTCGGGGGAATTCTTGGCAGACTGTGAGATGATGTTTCCGGAAGCCAGTCTCGAGGGAGTGGAACTAGACGAGACTCTATCTGGCGTTGCAAAGGGGAATGCCCCGCGGTCTGTTATCCATAACCAGAACTTCTTGACTTTTGACGGAGGGAAGTTTGACCTCATTATAGGAAACCCTCCGTTTGTTCAAATGAAACCCGTGTTCAAAGAGGCGTCGGTGGGAAGATCTAACCTGTATATCGAAATTCTATACAAATGCATTACTCAACACCTGAACGAGAATGGTGTTCTTGCAATGGTACTACCGTCTACCATAATGAATGGTCATTTCTCACAGCCGGTTCGCGATCTTATACTTACCAAGAAGATTATACACTTCGAAACCATTCGCGAACATACATTCAAAGATACAAAGGCTGGAGTAAGCATCCTCGTAATCCAAAATACGCCGGGAGATAACACAAAGTACAGCTTTGGTGGGTTTATTACAGAAGATGCTCAAGAGTTAACCACGATGTCCGAGGGAGTGAAGAAACTGAAGGATGTTGATGTTTTCGTGAAATACGGGATGATGACAAAAACGCTCCAGGATTCATTTTCAAGAGACCCGTCGCATACACCGTTCGTTCTTAAGAAAGACCTTTCCCAGGGGGGAGTGTCTTTTGATAAAGACAGGCTGTTCATTAACAAACAAATCAAAACACACAGTGGAAAATGTATTTTACTACTCAGGAGTAACGGCGTGGTGATGGGGTCGGAATATATCTTGAAAACGTCCATGTTCGAGGCGGAGTCTTTCCTGTTCGACATTTGTCTCGTTGGGATATTTGGCGCCGACGTTGATAAAGTGTACGCATCTCTGTGCGATAGCAGGACGGCATATTATCTCAAAAAAGTATGTGGTTCCGGGCGTCTCACAAAGAACATAATCATGAATCTACCGATTTTCGAGTAATTTTTCTACGAATCGCGACACGAACGTGGGTGGAACGGCGTTTCCTATCTGCCGTATGACACTCGCCGCCGTTCCCTCAAACTCAAAATCGTCGGGAAATCCTTGGATTCGTGAAAGTTCCCTCACGGTATAGCATCTCAAATAGCGTTCCCCGCCTACCCGAGTTGGAACGTATATTTATTATTTTTTTGAACCATGTGATTAATGACCAGACTGAACATTTACATACATGTAAAAATTTTCAAAGAAATGTATTTAGAAAAAAAGAATAAAAAAAAATAAGGATACATCCTTAAAGATACATCT